TTAGAGTCAGATATTCTTGTTACTGCAGTCAACAACTATACCCCCAGGTCTATGGCTTATTTGATGTAATCCATGATGTACTAATTTATCAATGCCTTTTGTTCCTTTTGGCGTCTTCAAGTCCCAGTATTTTCCATTCCATTCATAATCTGCCGTTGACTCCGTTAACGACCTATTCAACAATTTAATGTTGCCCCCAAAAGTATTAATCATCCACTCCGCATTGGTTATTTCATCTCTATTGTCGTTCTTTACAAAACCATTATCAAACGTTATTACACCCTTTCCATGAGTATACAACTCATCAAACTCTTTATACGGAACTCCGTTCTTTGCCGCTCCACTATCTACCCATGCCTCGTAGGCTGGCATTGCTGCACTAGTGCTACACCTACAGTTAGGATGAAGAGGCGGAGCATTCTCGCCCACCATCATGTCCCTAACCTTGAACGTCCTTCCGTCCATCGGTCTGCAAATAGGGCAAGCACCTACTCCTATCGTGATGAACTGATACTCGTCATACCCGCATTGTTCATATGCGTTTTGTTGTGCTTTCGTCTGCACCCTTGCCAGCTCAGTGATGAGCAGTCGCTCTGCGTTATATCTTGATGTGCCGAATACCTTTTGAAGTTCTCCAGCTAGTGCTTTAGGGTTTCGCCCTTGTATCAGTCCTGTTGATATCAGAGTGTCAAGCTGTGACTTGAGCAAGGTCTGATTGTGCCATATCCTGTCGGAGAATGTAGCGTTATAAAATGATTGTCCGATGATGTCTTCAACGGCTTTTCTACTATCGTTGATGCTTTCTCCTAGTATTCCCGACTGTCTCTTGAGCTCCTCTCTCGTTCGCTCGGTCATTGCCTTGCGTGTGATGTCCTCTAAGTCTTGATACGCATCGACAAGCTCTAGTCCGATGTTTGCCTTGAGTAGCTCCAGCCTATTCACCTTCATGGTGAGATTGTAGAGCCTTAATTCCTCGTTGGCTTGGTCTGAGAAGTCCTTAGCCTTAACATATCGCTTTGCCTTATTGCTAAAAGCCTCTATATCCATCTGTGAGGCTCTTTTCTTAGCCTCGGCAAGGGTAATCCCCTCTTTACTTGCATATCGCATATAAAAGGCTTTTATTTCCTTGTCGATGTTGACGGACGCATTGTCAAAGATTCGTTTCACCTCTTTGAAATACTCTTGCTCGTCCTTGATTCTGTGCCTTATAGCCTCGGTCTCTCGTTCTCGCCAATATACTGCATTTTGATTGCGTTTCCTTTTACTCCTCGTCATGGTTCTGCTCCTTGCTTTCGTCAGCAAAGAGCAAGTCTACTGCTGATAGTTTCTTTCTTGCCTCTTCCTCTTCCTCGTCCATCTTCTCTATCTCTCGTCTAACATCTGGAACGATTGACAGTACGCTCAGCTGAGTTTCTTTTGATACGACACCTTGCAATGTTGACGCAATCTGTGCCTCGTTCTGAGTGTTGACTGGTATATTTCTAGTAGTCTTTATCTCGATATCTTGATAAGCTAATGGATCACTTACATTTGTCGCCAGACTGCAAAAGATTTTGTATCGCTTGCGTAAGCTCTTCTCAATCTTTCTGTCAAAGGTTAAAGCAAGGTTGCTCATTGCTTGGAGTTTGTATGCTAGTGATACTCCGCTCGTTGCATTACCGAAACTCTCGTCTGATATATTCGCCACCATAGAGATTTGATATATCAGAGTTTCAAGTCTGTTGAGTAGGTTCTCTTGTGTTCCATCTGCCGTTGGTTTCTGCAAGAACTGAATAAGAATATCCTTTGCGTTATCTGTGCCATAAAGATTGATGATTCTATTGTCACGGATATGCCTTACTCCGTCATCATCAAGCTCAGCTCCCAATATCGCAAGATACGCCTCAGCGAACGCATCTACATCGTTAGCCTTTTCGCCTAGTGTTGCATTGTATGTCTCAACAAGTCCCGTTATAGGCTCAAATAGGCCCATTCGCTCGTCGTTCAGTCTCCACTCAACACAAGGGATAAAGCCGTAAGGGTTCTCCTCTGCCTCTGATACCTTCTTATCCTCAAAGGTGTATATGAAGTTCTTTGTGTAAACCTCGCCATATGTTTTGCCAGCCTTGTCGCTAGATTGTGGATATATTCCGTACCTAACCGCAAATAATGCTCTTTGACTTAGCTTATCGTCATACACAACAAACAGCTCTTTAGGTGAGATTGACGATACCTTTGTCTCGTGTTGTTCGTTCTGATACATGAACTCAAACGCATGCCCATATATACAGCACTTCTTTACCATCTCAGCCTCGTGGTCAGTGATCTCGTTCTGTCTGCCGAAAAGCTGTATAGCATCGTTCACCTTTTCATCTGGATGCGTCACCTTGATAGGCACTCCGTAGCCATATCCTGTAAAAGTGTCCGTTATATATCTAGGGAAATTCACTGCTAGTCTGTTGTCTGGTTTCCAGTTCTCTTTATCTGGACCCTTGAATATGTCGTGAAAACCTTTGTACATGTTCTCAAGGTACGTATATCTCTGTAACATGTTGTTATGCTTTGCGATTTGCTTTTGGATCAAGTCGCCTTTGATTCCTCCGCTTATCTCTTGCTCACTGCATACAAGTGCGTAAGGTAACACATATGGTCTTTTAGACTTCATCTGTTAGATTCCCTCCTTAAATGTCTTGAGTTTGATTTGTGACGGCTTTCTCCAGCCCTCGACTCCGTATCGAAGTGCTGCCATTGCGTCATCAAAAAAAGGAACTGGCTCGTCTAGGTATTTCCCCGACTGCTCATCCCTTTTCCATTTCCATTGCTCTATCTCCCTCATGGTGTTGACACATGAAGGGTGTATGTATATCTTGCGTCTTTTTAGCCAGTCAATCTGAGTCGCTTGGTACTTCTGTCCCGTGGTCTTTTCTTTCGTGACGCCCTCTGCCTTGTAGCCAGCTTTCTTCCAGGTCTTAATCCTATCGGGCTCAGCTGAGTCACACCACATTTTGCCGACAAGGTCCATCTTGTCAGCTATGTCTATAATCTCCGATGTGTCCTTCTCGTAGACGTATATCTCTTTTAGGATATATATGTCGTCGTCCTTGATTGCAAGCTGTAGAATTGCGTTTGCGTGGTTGAAACCGAAGTCTTGACCGATTGCCACATCGTCGTAGTCGTTTGCATTTTGACTGATGTCAGCGACTTCCCAATTCTTTAGAACTAGTCCTCCGATTTCTCCCCAATCTCCTAGTCCATATATACGATAGCCGTCTGGGTCTACTTCCTTTCTTCTCTGCATTCTCGCCTTGTACGCATCGTCTATAAAGCGATTGTCAAGGTAAGAACTGTGGCAAGTGAGTGTATTCTCGTCTTGCCTGTCGAAGAATTGTTTTTTAATCCAGTGATTTTTATTGACTGGATTGAATGTCATCTTGATTTGATAGAACTGACCGCTTGGAAGATTTCCTCGAAGTCTATCGTCTATGATTTCAAAGTCGGATTGTGTTAATTCCGTCGCCTCTTCTATCCATACATCTGTCAGCTTACCCTTTTGGAATGTGATTGACTTGAGCTTTTCTCTTTGCTTTTCGTCGTTCACTCCTCTAAAGATAATCATATTCCCATTGATGCATCTAATCTGAAGAGGTGATAGTCTGCACTCAAAATACTTATCAAGTCCTAGTCTGTATATGGCTCCCGTCAGCTCTGCGTATGTACTGTCTCTATTGGTCACATCAGACTTACGAATACACACAAGGTTGCGACCCTTGTCTTTTAATAGCCTTATAAGATACTGCTGTGCTGTGTCTACGCTCTTTCCGCTACCAGCTGAGCCTTTGAGTGCTATGTATCGCTTTTTACTACGATGTACTTCGCTAAAGGCTTTATTGCTTTGTATTTGTATCTTCTGTGCCATAGTCCACCTCAATGCTTAGACTCATGTCACCGCTTATGTCGACCTTCTCGGTAAACGCACCATATCGCTTACCTAGTAGCTCCGCTGCCTTGATTCGGTCTTTTTCGTCTGGAGTCTTATTTATCAGCCTAGCCTCAGACAATCCCTCGCCTAGTCCTTCGATAACAACCACAGCACTCTTTGACTGACCTCTCATCACAGCAGTGAGATATTGCAATACTTCTTCTTGCTTTGCGATGGCTTTGTCGTCTAATTCCTTGAGCCTTTTGTCTATATAAGCCTTGATGTTAGGTTTTTCTAAGTTTTCAACTGCTATCACACCAGCTGTTTTTTTGCTGTATCCCGCTTTTATTGCTGACTGTGTCGCATTCCCACTGATGATGTATTCGTCAGCAAATTTCTTTTGTTTAAGAGTTAATTTATCTTTTTTCTTCACAATACACCACCACCTTTCTAGCAATTAGCTTGTTTTATAGACAAACACAAAGGACACCTCTATGACTAGAAGTGCCCTCTGTGGAGTGATTATATAAAATATTTACAAAAGGAGTTCGCCCAATACCTCTTTTCACTAACTACACTATATCACCTTAAAAATGTGAATGCTGTGAAACTTTTCAGATGTTGCTCCTCTTCCAAAAGCTACTGAGTCGCTTTGAGATTGTTGAGCGTTCAAGTCCCATGATCTCGCCTATCTTCTCGTGAGTTTCCTCGTTGATACAATATAGCCTTAGTATCTCTCTGAGCTCTATGTCTTTTACTTTGTCGATTTCACTCTCTATGCTCTTGATGGCTTGCTCAATCTCTCCTAGTTTGTTCTCCAGCTCCCTCTCTCTCTTCCTAACCGCCTTTTCGTCAATCTCAACGCCAATTAGTGCTTTAGGTATTCCTTTGCCTGTTCGATAATCTTTGTAGTAGTCTGTGACTATCGTATAGGGTGGATGTGTAATGGAATATCTTAGTCCCTCTGCAGCTCTGCGTAGTGTCTTCAGCTGTCTTACTGATTCGTAGTCTATCATGGCTATACACCTCGCTCTGCTCTTATATCTGCTTTTACTTTCTCGACTGCCGTTTTTCCGTCTACTGCTGGTTGCCAAAATTCAATCGTGCTTATCAAACTTCTTTCACAGCTCTCCATGTCTTGCTTAAACCTCTCATATTTGATGTCGTCTTTGTCTGTTGTGAGATATCTTAGGTATTTGAATCTAAACTCCCCTGATGTCGACTCTAGTATGCGGTAAATGATTGTCAAAGCTCCGTCCTCGTGAGCCTCGTTCTTTTTCAGCCTTCTATTTGCTTTCCTTTGGAACTCGCTAAAATTCTCGTTGTACCAATTGATAACAGCTTGTTTTGGGTCTTCTGATGGCTCAGAGTGGGTCATACATCTGTAGCACTTTACTGCGTACTGGCGTGATCTCTTGTCAAACTTTCTCCCCCATCTCCATAGATGAGCTGAGCCTCCACAAAATGGACAAGGTTTCTTCATCTCTTTGATTAAGTTACTCACTGCTGGGTTTAACATTCGCTATACCTCCGATTCATGCTCCTTTAGGTATTCCTTGTCTAATAAAAAACTGATGTTGCAAGCCATATGTGCTAGGTGGGATAGTCCACTCTCCTCGTCTACCTCGTTGCCCTCGATGTATGCTAGCAAGTGTCTGTATAGTGCGTCTACATACCTTTTCGGCTCTACCTTTCGCCAATTCTCGCTATCTCCGTACTTCTCTGTACCATACATCCTAACCCCAGCTACTGCCTTGACAAGTTCCGGATTTACAAGTGATAACTCTAGTTTACCCTTATCTGCCTTTGCTGACTGGTCGGTGTCGGTCGTTTCTAATGCACTCCAATCCCCTTTTCGTTGATGTAATATCCCTATTGTGTCACCTCTAGTAAATAATATGTTTCCTCGCTCGTCTACCACTCCACCTAATTCACCGTTTAACTCATTTACAAGTTCGATGATGTTTTTATAAATTCTTTCTGCCTCTTCGATGGTTTCAAAACTCTTAAGAAAAACGCAATTATCATCGTTATGTGACATTCCTCGGACAAATAACACGCCCCAACTTAAAAGTGGTAACGTTGACGACACGATTCTAAATTTATCGTTTTGAATTAGAGTAATCGGTTTAGAATTATTATTCCTCAAACTTTCATCTTGCTCCAGTACTCTTCCTGAAACCATTGTGTTACCCTCTAGCTTTAACTCTATTTTTAGTTTCATTACTAACACTCCCTTTCAATCGCTTCTAAATCGTGCTTGTATTCTTTTAAAAGCTTGCTCAATAGCTCCTTGCCTACATCATTGACTGCCTCGTCCTTTAACAGTTTCTCGATGTTCTCAATTTCCGATTCAAGGAAATTGCTTGCGTAATTTATTAATCTAGCTTGTGGTATCATTACTGATTCTCCTTGTATGGTGGTATTTCCATCCACGCTACAATCACATCAATTTCGTTATCCGTTCCTGATAACCATAGCCCATCGTCATCCTCATCAAAGCTATCTACCCATACGTCTGTCCCATCGGTCACAAACACGTCCTCATTAAAATTAGGCAAGTTTTCACCGATTTCTATCCAATCAGGGTGAAATTCTTTTTCCTCAAGAGTTATCGGTCTGAATGTGAGTTTATGCCACTGTGGAATATTATTCTCCACCAGCTTATGTATCTTAGCTCTAATGTCATTTGCTACTTCAAAATGCTGACTTGCACAACAGCGTTCTAACTCGTCTAGCAAGTCGTCTAATTTGCTTTTAAAATCGTTCATCGTTACACCCTTTCTTCTCAACTCTTCTGCGTTCTTCTCAACTCTTGTCAATCGCCCTCATTTCTGCTCCTTTGAAATATATCTGCCCTTTCGCTCCTCCGATATTTCTTTGATAATTTCATCTACAGACTCCTCAAAGGCTTTTGTTATAAGTCTCTCAAACTGCCTCTTTGCTCTTCGCTTTGCAAAATACTTTGTCAATGTGTGTCCTGCAACACTTCCGACGATTACTGCTAATACTGTTACGATTGCATATGCTAATATCATTGTTTTACCTCTCTTTATTCTTTAATATCTCACTGTTTCTCTGCGTTTTCTTATAGCACCATATACAGAGCTCGACTTCTTTTTTGCCGATTACTGCTGAGTACTTGCCGTACTCGTTGATTCGTTTCCCACATAGTTCGCACTTCATTTGCTGCACCTCTCTAGTGAAAATTTTACACATTCGTCTATCATAGTCTCGTCTGTAATAACATTAACAGGTTCAAATCGTTCTAGATTATCCACTATTAGTGTCTCTAGCATTTTTTCATACTCTGTTTCTGTTAAAGTTGATTCTGATTCGACGTATATCGATTGAATGTCATCTACTCTCTTAATATATATGTCTTTGTGGTCTGTATAAGCTATAAATGGACTGTCCCATTCT